GTCCTTTCTTTCGTATCCCTGGCCAACGTTCGCTACTCTCGGTGAGCAGCAGGTTGATAAAGCTGAGCTCTATGCTTCTGCTCTTAATATGACCGAAGATTCAGCCGGCAATTTGCCGCTTTTTGGCTATCAGTCTCGCTACGCTGAGTGGAAGTATGTGTGCTCCCGTAATGCCGGCGCGTTTCACGATTCGCTTCTGTTCTGGACTCTTACCAGGGATTTTGAGGATTCTCCTGTCTTGGGACAGGTGTTCAATGAATTCCAGGATGATACCCAGGACCGCATTTTTGCGGTTAATACCAATGACGATAATTTCTGGTTGTATGTGCACAACAAGGTTAGCGTTAAGCGTCCTCTTCCTTATTTTGGTAAGCCTAACACCCTCGGGTTCGGTTCATGAGCACTATGCATCTCTATCCAAAGGTTGCGCGCAAGGCGCGCTCCTTTAAGGGCATCAAAGAAGTAACGATGCCCGATCAGTCTATGTCTCTTCGTGAGATAATTAAGCGCTTCGTGCGTAAGGAGTCACTTCCTATTCAGCAACAGGGATTCTATGAAGATCGCTTCGGCGATCTTGAAAAGCTTGCCCATGAGGATATAGTGATTCAGCTCCAGCGTGCCACTGAGATTAAGGACTGGCTTGCCGTTTCGAAGGCTAAACAGGATAAGCTCGACGCCGAGGCGAAGGCTAAGGCTGAAGAGCTTTCAACCCAGGCGGCGGTTCGTGAGGCTCAGCTTGATGCTTTGCTAAAGTCGCAGGCGGTAACTGTTCCACCCAAACAGTGACTTTGGAGGTTCCCCCAGCAACGGGTTTGCGGGAGACGGAGCAGGGGGGGAACCGGTTCAGGTTCCTACCCTTTAACTTTCTTCTACGAGCGACAGGGATCGCAGCGGAAATGTCTCATTGAAGCGTAGAGCCCGGCCCGCCAGGGGTCGCCCTGTATTTTCTGGCACGGTTTTACGTGCATTCTAAGGCCCCTTTCCGGGGCCTTTTTTCTGTCTATACAATACCATTGATTTCCTCAGATCATCGCTCTAATGCGATTTATGTCCCAAATCGTAACATTACGATTAAGTATATTTTAATATACATTTACACCTCCGATTTATCTATCTTCCGGAGGTGTCTTTAACAACCGAAGGTTGTTCCTCTCGGGGGTCCGGGGGGCCGGGCAGCGTCCAGGCTAGCCATGTGAGAACGAGCGCAGCGAGGGCGAACGAAGCGACGCCAGACGCGTTCCCGGCCCCCCGGGTAGTTCAGCAAAAAAACTCGTTTTTTTGCCAGCATAGTACATACTTGATTTACTATGCTAACTGACACCACACATTTGTTGGTGTCGTTTTTTTCTTTACCTTTGATTCATGAAGGACAAAGAAAATGTTGAAACAAAAGGCCAAGGGCCGGACGTTTCCAAAGTAGATCTCTCCTCTATTCAGGTACCCCAGATTAAGGAGTGGCTCAAGTCAGATGTTCAGCGGTGTATATCGCTCTTTACTGCTTTGCTCGATAACGATGTAATTCTCGATGAGCTTGCAGAGGTCTTTTATGCGCGTATGCATCGTGCTCAGGCTATCAAGGATAAGGAGGGCAAACTCTGATGTTTGGCTCAATTCTTGGTTTTACAGGTCTTAACCTCCTTGGTCAGTACTTAGGTGGTAAGCAGCAGTCTTCTTCTAATATGGCTATTGCCCGCTATCAGAACGAGGCTAACAGGCAGATGATGCAGGAGTATAATGAGTATAATACTCCCGCAAATCAGATGAAGCGTTTCCAGGATGCCGGGCTCAATCCGCACTTGGTATATGGTCAGGGTTCTCCTGGCAATCAGTCATCACCTCAGCAGGCAGCTCCCGTTGCTCCAACCGATTGGCAGCGTGTATTTCAGGTTGCACCTATTCTCAATCAAACGGCTATGACTAACGCCCAGGTTCAGGCTCTCGATGCTAAGACCCGTAAGGATACTGTCCTTACAGATCTTGCTCGTCTTCAGGCTCAGGTAGTTAAGCGTAATCCGCTTCTTGACGATGGTGCATTTCAGGCCACTATTGATTCGTTGAAGTCAGCAGCAGAGGCTAAGGCTCTCGATGTTAAGCGGTCTTCTGTTGCGCTCTCGGTTGAAGAGGCTACTAAAGGTCAGGCTGTTGAAAAGGTTTGGCGTGAGGTTGATTTACTTGAACAGCGCTTTAAACTCGGTAATGTCGATGCCAAAATTAAGGCAGAGATATTGAAGTCTAAGGAGTTCCAGAATGCTATTCTTGAGGTTCAGAAGAAGTTCCTTGCAGATGGTAATATTGGACCTCAGCAAATTTATCAGTTCATTTCACTACTCTTAATGAAAGCACTATGAGAAAACGTTTCAGTAAACGCCGTCGCTCCAGGAGCGGTCGCGGTCGTGGTAAAAGTCTTCGCACTTATAAAATGCCAAGGGGGGGTGTTCGGTTATGAAAGCACTCTTAAAATGGCTTTGTGAACGTCACAGCGAGACGCTGTTGGCTATACTCCCGTTCTTGAGGTTTAAGGACTGGATGGTCATTATGTATGACAATGGTGATATCTTGATAACTCGTAAACCCCGTACACCATGATTGAGTATATATATTATGAGTCTCCGTGTCCGCATTTGCTCATTCACGGTTATTGTGGACCTGCTTGTGTTGGTTCGATTCTGGTTGAATTTACCCTACATTTAAACTGATGGAATGTGAAAAACTTAAGTATCTCTCAAAGCACGATATTTCCGTTCCGTGCGGTCATTGTCCTTTTTGTATGGCCACTCGTCGTAGCGATTGGGCTTTGCGTTTGCATTATGAGTCTCGTCTTCACCTTGATGCTCGATTTATTACGCTCACTTATGCTAATCCTCACTTGGTGTGGAAGTCAGGTATATCACAACTTGAGAAGTCACACCTCCAGAAGTTTTTTAAACTGGTACGTAAGGCAGGTGCTAAAGTGCGTTACTATGCTGTTGGTGAGTACGGATCGACTACATACCGCCCACACTATCATGTTTTGCTTTTCGGCACCTTCTCCGAGGCCACCATTCGATCGTCGTGGAAGTTCGGTCAGGTTCACATTGGTAGAGTTACGCAAGGCTCTGTTATGTACTGCCTGGGATACATGGTAAATGGTAAGCATTGGACTATGAAGAAAGGGCGTGTTCGCCCTTTCGTTACCATGTCTCGTCGTCCAGGTATTGGCGCTAACTATCTTACTCCAGCCATGGTAAACTGGCATAAGGCAGATCGGCGCAACTATGCTATTCTTGATGGTGTTAAGCGGCATTTGCCGCGCTACTATAAGGACAAGATTTTTTCTAAGATTGACCGCGTGCGTATAGCGGTCAGAGATCAGAAGGCAGCGTTTAAGCGCGATGTTGAGTGGTTACGGTCTCCTGCTATGTCCAGGATGAAAGATCCTCTCGCCTATCGTCGTGAACAGCGTCGTCGTCTTGCTCAGAAGATACGCGATAAGTCTAAATCAAATCAGTCAATATGAGTAAGTATGCAGGATTTTCCTCAGTCGAGTTAACAAGGCCACGAAAGTCGGTCTTTGATCTGTCGCACCAAGTGCGCATGTCTACTCGCATGGGTCGTTTGACTCCGGTTTTTATTTCTGAAGTAGTTCCCTCCGATGTTATTTCGGGTAGTTCCGAGATTCTCGTTAGGTTGGCGCCTTTACTTGCGCCTATCTATGATCAGATTCAGCTCTACGTTCATTTCTTTTTTGTTCCCAACCGTCTCCTATGGGACGAGTGGGAAGAATTCATCACAGCCGGCCGGCTTGGCGCGGCTATTGATGATAATGCTCCAGTTCCTCCGTATGTCGATCTCGAAGAGTTTATGGGTGCGAACCTTAATCATTTGAGTTCGCTTTCGGATTATCTCGGCATGCCTATTTTGTCGTCTCTCGGCGCTTCGGCGGCTTATGCCGGTTTGACGGCTGATGCGTTGCCGTTTCTTGTATTTCAGAAGTGCTATATGGATTTTTATCGAGATCGTAATTTCGTTGCCGACGATTTCATGGAATTTCCAGTGTCTTCCGGTCTTATGGATGTTACCGTCGCGGCTACTGCGCGGTATTTTGCATTGCGTACTCGTAGTTATATGCATGACTACTTTACGTCGGCTCTTCCTTTTACTCAGCGAGGTGCTGAGGTTCTTATTCCGGTCGATGCGGCGGTTACTTATCTCGACGCCAGTCGTGTTTTTAAAGAGGCGGGCGGTAACGCCACGCCCGGTGATGTGACTATTTCCGCCACCGGCGGATTTACTTACCTTACGGATGATCAGCCCGAGCAGCTTCGCGTTGAGAATATTGATTCTATCTCGAATACCACTACTACTATCAATGATTTTCGTAGTGCGTATGCTCTTCAGGTCTGGCTTGAGCGTAATGCGATTGCCGGTTCCAGGTATACTGAGTCTGTCCAGGCTCATTTTGGTGTTCGGCCCCAGGATTCCAGGTTACAGCGTGCCGAGTATATCGGCGGCGGTGTTATTCCAGTTCAGATTTCAGAAGTGGTTTCTACCGCGTATTCTGAAGATGGTACCGGTACTGTTCCGCTTGCTAATTTGGCAGGTAAGGGTATCACCTACGGTAATACTAACCGTTTTCACTATTTCGTTCCAGAGCACGGTTTTGTGATCGGTATCGCGTCGATTATGTGTCCTCCCTCTTATCATCAGGGTATGCCTCGTATGTTTCGTCGTCGGTCCTTTCTTTCGTATCCCTGGCCAACGTTCGCTACTCTCGGTGAGCAGCAGGTTGATAAAGCTGAGCTCTATGCTTCTGCTCTTAATATGACCGAAGATTCAGCCGGCAATTTGCCGCTT